CTGCTTCCCTCTCTTGCTTACGCTTGGCGTTCCTATTTGATTGCTCTCCGAGCAGTAGAATCATATTACTCATTGTGTAGATATTTTATGCTCTTCGATTATGTTTAAAAGCCCCTCTTCTAAGGTAGTCCCCACAGACAGTAGGTAGTCTGTTACGCTGGCATACGCTTCGGTATTATACCTTAGGGTAATTTTCTTAGCCTTATCATCGTTCTTAACCTTCTCTGCCTCTTCCATCATCTCATCCATGCCATACATGATGTCCATACCCATAGCTTCTAACAACTCTTGCTCCCAGTCATTAGCCAAGAGGTCGTAGTCATTTTCACCGAAGGATACGTTGTCTTTGATGGTAATGGCTTTAAGCATTTCTAGGCTCGTAGAAGCCTCCAAAATCTTACATGGCACTTCTGCCCACCCAAGCTCTTTAACTGCGTGTAATCGCATATTACCAGCTATTACGATGTACTCTATCTGTGACTGATGCTTAGACTTTAGAGTAGGTGTGTACGGATACACGATAAGCTCTCTAAGTTGCATCATATCGGGGTCATCTTGTATCGACTTTAACAACTTATTGAATCTGTTGTCTTTGATTAACCTAGGGTTCTTAGGTAGTCCTTCGATTTGACCGAGGTTATTCTTTAGCTGATACAGCTTTAGGGTTTTAGTTTCCTTCAACATTCTTCTTGGCTTTACCTTCCCACTGAACATTGGTAAGTAGTGATAAGCAATAAGGGCAGAATGCTCCGCCCTTTAAATCTATGTACAGCTGTTTTGGATCGTGTGCTACGAGTCCATGCTTGGGACAGTTTCCTATGTATCCTTTTTTCATGGTAGTTGTGTTTCTCCGAAGAACGGCCTGGTATCGGTGCTTTTATTGCCTTTACATGACCATAACGCCCTAGCAAACCAATTGGGGCTATGCGTCTCTGATTTGATGCCAGCAGACCTGGAGCAGTAGTTATCTCCCTTTGGAGTTCCTGGAGAAATGGTGTACCCCTTTGCGCCAAAGTGAACTGATTTATCCCCTTTGGTCGCTGTGTATTTCTTTCCTTTTGCGGTGCTGCGAGTGATGTTCCACCCTCTAAATTCTGCCATGGCTATTTACTTTAAATCTTTACCCAAGAGCGACCGACTATCTCGAAGCCACCTACACCTAACACCTCTTCAACTGCCCTATGGACTCCCCTTGCATCTATGTCGTGACCAGCAAAAATGCCTCCTTTTTTTAGCTTTGGCATCCACGCTAAGAGGTCTTTTTTAACGCTGGCATAGTCATGTGCCGCATCTATAAAGATAAGGTCGCACGAGCCATCTTTGAACTTAGAGGCACTATCCGTAGAGTCTCCCACGATAGTCTCGATAATGTCATTGTTAAGGCAGAGGTGAACATTCTGCACGAATAGCTCAAACATATTCTTAGAGTATGTTCCTGGGCGTTCACCAGTAGTTCCTTTAAATGAGTCTACCGCATAAATCTTAGGGGACTTACCTGCTTCCTTAGAGGCAGAGGCTAAGTAGTTAATCGATTTTCCGTAAGCTACGCCTACTTCAACAAAGATGCTTTTGTTAGTTGCTTTTTTTACGGCTTCATCGTAAATTGATGGGAAGTCAAACCATCCGTGTACCTCTCTCCAAGTCATAATCTATTATTATTTAGGTGCTTTTTGCTCCAAATATAATGAAATAAATGCGTTGCACTCTTTCTGATTGCGTAGGATAACGCATTGGCTGTACAAGTTTCTGTACAAGTTAAGGAACATCTTCCACTTCATCTTCCCATCGGGAGTGAAGAATCCCTTTGTCTCTATTGCTATTGTCTTATTTACTACGAAGTCCAGCTTGTAGGCTATCTCTCTGACAGCCTTACCCTCATACTTGAAGGACATCATAAGAACGTGCTTCACTTGCTGCTCGTAGGGGATTGAATGCAGCTCTAACTGCCTCTTTAGGTAGGATTCAAGTTTAGAGTCGGACTTAGTACCATCCGACTCTATAACCTTCTTGTTGCCGTATTTGCTTCTTCCAAACATTAAAAGGGAAGCCCGTCAGAACTAGGATTCAAATCCAGCGTTTCTTCTACCTCTTTCTTAGCTGGTCTCCAATCGCTAATGACTGGGACCAATGTTCCCTTGCCATCGTCTTGCTTCTTAGGCCATGCAGAGATGCGTATTTCACCCATCTCATCCTGATGCTCAAGCAGGCAAGCAATGAAGTCTTGCACCTTGATTTTCGTTTCAACGACATTCTTGCCGTTTACATTCTTTAGGTTCTGATAGAACCCTTTAGTCCACTTTGTTTCCGTTTGTGACATTTTCTTGAATTTTAGTTAATATTGATTTGAATTTTGATCTTTCCTTGCCTAATGGCTTTTTCTGTGATTTTGATCCGTACTTCTTTTGGAAGAACTCTTCGGGTGTCATCTTATACTTTCTAGGGTGAGCATAGTTTGCATAACCCTCCATGTATGCTCTTTTGATGTTATGCTTTTCTATCGACCTCATCCTATGCAGTTGCTTCTTATAGAAGTTCCTAGGCATTAACGGAGGCTGGTCATCCAGCCATTCGAATAACCTATCGATTGCTGTTTTAGCCATACGCAAATATATGTATATCAGGCTTCATAACCAAAATCATTCGTTAGTTAGGGTTTCAGACTCAGCAAGCATCTGCCTTCTCATCTCTATGGCTCTCTCTATCCTTGCGTGGGACTCCACTACATATCCGAGCTTTAAAGCCCTTGCAGCCTTCGACAATTCGTTTACGATGGGGTCTGCATCTAAGGCTATGTCATCCGCTTTGTTTGTAACAACTTTCCGCACCCAGGTGAAGTCTTTGTTGTTGCAGAATATCTGATCTTCCACCACTTCTATTGCGTGGATGATGGTAGAGTGATGTCTGTCCCCGAATATCTTGCCTAGCTGGCTAAGTGTTACGCTTGGTGCGTACTTGCGGATGAGCCATATAGCGCACTGTCTTGCTCCCACTATCTCTCTCCTGCGCTTCTTGCTAATCATATCGGCATGGTCTATACCGGTATTGTTAGTTACGATTTCTATTACATCTGAGATTACCTTACTGGTGTCTTGCTTCAACTCACTCACTTTCTCCAGTCCTTTCTGTTTGTCCGTACTTCTTTTTAAACCATTCTGTATGCATCTGAAGTGGTCTCGACTGACCATCCTTGAATGCGAGGGTAAGGTGTTCACGTTCGTGTTGTATGACCTTATCTCTAAGGAAGGATACTATTACCTCCTTGAGGTTCTGTGCAGTTATTACCTCTGTGGGCATTTCGGAAATGACTTCCGCTGCAATTTCAATTGGTGTTTTCATTTTTACGGTTTTAGTTTTTGTAAATCATCTTTTAATCGCTTCAAGAAAGACTCGTTTCCATCATCGCCCGACCATAGCCAATCAATTCGCTGCATATAAACCTCGGCCTCGGAAATTATTCTAGCCGCTCGTTTAAACTCCTCGATAATTTCGGGTGGGTATTCGTAGTGAAACTTATCATCAGGATATTTTTCATACCAATCAGGTCCCATCCACGGCTCGGCTTCCATTTCCTCTTTGGTCTTTTCCTTGCCGTTTTTATCGACCATATCGTCTATATCATCGACCACATCAGCAAGTCTATGCTGTAAGTAGTCCCAGTGTCCTCCGCTCATTTCTGTTTAGTGTTAAAGGTTCCGTTGTAGTATTCTTGCTTCTCAACCAGCATCCAGGTATCTTCATCCCATACAGTATGTGAACCTGCTTCATAAGCATCCATAATCACCTCTTTCTCTTTCTCCAACATTGATTCAATCTTGTCTAAGATGACTCTGTGTTCGTATCCATCAAGTTTTAATTCTGTATTAACCCAATGGTGTAATTCTTGCATCGGTGTTTTCATTATCCAAAAATTAAAGCAATGGCTGCCGTGCCAAAGAAGGCAAGGAAAGCGCAGTAAGACAGTAAGGCTATGATGTCAATCACAAAATAGATGATGGACTTTGCCCAGTAGCCGATTGGCAGATGGCTGGTTGAATAGTTAGCTTTCATTCTTTCTCATCGTTTATAGTCCACTCATCGTTGTCATCATCCTCCAAGGCACGAGTAATTGCATCTTGCAGGTTTAGATACCCACGGAACTTACCATTTTGGTAGAGGTCAGCATATTCGCTGCCGATGTAAAGGTCAATGATGTGGTCACCAAGTTCCTCTTCACGTTCTGCTCTCGCATCGTATGCTGAGTTGTAAGCGTTCAGCTCGCTATCGAATGACTCAGACATTTGCTGCCTCCTTTACTTTTGCAACCATGCGTGCTTTACTTGCTTCGCTGCGTTTGAACGATGCAACACGGATGTCAATCATTTCGATTAACTCTGCTTTGATTTCATCGGGGACTCTCTTCTGAATCATCGATGTGGTGTACGTTAGTTTCTTCATATCGTTTTTGTTTGATGCTGTAAATCTACAACTTCTCCACAAATAAACAATGCATTGTGGAAGAAATATTTTTATTCATTATTCCATTGCCTTACGATTGTTGTTTTCTCAGGAATGGGAAGGGGTTTGAACTTAGGAGCGTAGTCCATGACCTTGGTATACTTTAGGTCGGTAGAGGCAACAGCTACTCCAAGCTCTCCGTTTCTATTCTTGCGGACCAATATCTCCATCACATCCTTAGCATCCTCGAAGGCTGGAGCAGACTCTTCCATATACGCTGCTGGACGATAACAGAACAGCACCTTGTCTGCATCATATTCCAGCTGGCCACTCTCTCTAAGGTCTGCCATAAATGGTCTCTTATCTTCTCTCTCTTCGACTTTCCGACTTAAGGATGATATAAGACATATCCAAACACCTTGACGCTTACACATAGCCTTAAACTGCTTCGAGATGTTAGTGATTTGCTCTACCTTGTTTTTCATCTTATCCTCCCTCATCGGAGAGACAAGCTGGAGGTAGTCGATGTACACGCCTTCCACTCCATGCTGGCGAACCATCCTTGCTATCTCGGATTCTATCTTGACCGGGTCGGCATCGGGTTGATCACTAATGTACAGCTTAGTGTTTTTAAGTTTGTCTACATGGGCAGCCACTTGGTTTATCTCCTGAACGCTGAGGTTCTCTACGATGTTGATGAACTTCTTACCATCTATCTCGGTAGAGTTGCTTAGAAGCCTTGAGGTAAGCTGCTCGGTAGACATCTCCATAGTGATGAAGCCAACTGCTGTATCCTTCTGCGCTTGGTTGTATGCCATCTGAAGTGCGAGCGTTGTTTTGCCATGGGCAGGTCTGCCTCCAAGGATTATGAAGTCCCCAGGCTGGAAGCCATTCACGATACTGTCTAAGGCTCTTAGGTGCGTCTTAGTGGACTTAACTTTCTCCTTGCCATCCTTTATCCTCGCAATCTTCTTAACGAAGCTTAGAGCAGCTGTATGAACATCTGTGCTGGTAGCATCGATGTCATCCGCATTAAGGACATTGAACTGCTCGAAAGCCTTCGGGATGTCGAAGTCTGCCATAAGCTCCCTCTTTATCTCTTCCAGCTTATTAGCCTTGTACATATCATGCAGTTCGGCTATGTAGTGTTTAACGTGCTGAAGCTCGAAGATACCGCCAGCACTCATCTCTGCCAGCTTAGAAGCATTAGAAGCAAATCCTAAGTCCTTCATCTTTTTAAAGATGGTGAGTACATCTACTGGCTTAGACTCCCGATGGAGAACCTGGCAAGCAGCGAAGATGTTTCTACGCTCACCGCTGAAGTACTCCGCTCTTAGAGATGTAATTACATTGCCCGTATTCATATCGGGGGACATGAGTACTGCGAGGACTTTTTCTTGGACTGCTTCAGAATATTGCATTGGCTGGTGGCTGGTAAGTTGTTGTTTCTTTCTTTATTGGGGTTGCAAAAATAGATGGAATTTCATCATTGAAGCACTTTTGATTTAAATAAGTTGCTGGAAGCTTTCGGTAGTTAGGGTCACTCTTCCAAAGGACATAGCTACTGACTGTCTCTAAGACCTTATCCATCTCTTCGGGAGATAGCTTATGCCATGACTTGAGTGCTGTTGCTCTGCTTTCCTTTTTATTGTAGACTTCCCAAAATATGTTAAACTTATCCACAATGCTTGTAGGTTCTAAATCTTTTGCTTTTTTATCAATTAGACTTTTCTTTTCATTCTTTACATTCTTTTTACTGTCTTCAGTTTGTCTTACAACTGTCTTCTCATCGTGTAGCGACCCCTGATAACTATCATAGTTACAAATAGTTATCCGTGTGTACTTTGCCGAACTTTCAGAATTTACCATGAAATCTTTTTGAAGAATCGATATAAACTGCCTAAGGTAGTCTTTAGAGACTCCTAGGGTAGATGCGATGTCTCTTAGGCTGCCGACTATCTCACCTCTTCGGCATTCTATCACTTCAGAGCCTATAAGCACCTTCTGATTGCTGTGTGAAGCGTTGAGCAGGATACCTACCCAACACTTCAGTTTAACAGCATCTGACCATATCCAATGATCTTGTAGGGACCGCTCTATCTTAATCCATCCGCTCATTCTTCCTCCATCAGTTCGAGTTCGTCCAATACAGCCTCCCAAAAGTCTATCTCCTCCTGGTCACCATTCCAAGTGACATCATCTAATATTTCTAAGGCATTAAGCTCTGCGGACTTCTTATCGCCATTGTGCCGGTGCAACAACGACAATGCTTTCATTTCTGCTGTCATTTCTTTTCCTCCGTATTGTTTAATAGATGATTAGTGGTTGATGGCTCTACAATGCCTCCCTCAGTAGGTATGTATTGAGTTGCTTGCCTATTTTCTTCAAACATCATACTCCCATCATATAGCAGCACGTTGCTATTTTCAGATACCTGCATTAGTGACTTTCTTATCATTTCTTGAAACCAATCTGCGCTTATAGCTGCTTGAGGAGCTTGAAATTCGTAAACAACCCTTTCAAACCCTATTTCGTAGGATACTGTCTGACCGAGCCATCTGCGCCACCATTTAGGGTGAGGCATTGGCTTAGTATAGTGGTCTGGTCTTTTTAAAAATACGCTTGCTTTATAATTTTTCATGGCTGGTTATTTAAAAGAGATTGCTATGCTTGCTTTGGTAGGCTTAGGGGGAAGCAATGGCACTACCTCTCCAGTAGCCTCATCCACTACCTGCACTCCACCTTTCATCTTATACACTTGCTTGAGGATAGACTCCCTTGCTTTAACAGCCTCTTTGAGTTCTCTTAAAACAGCATCCTCATCGAGGTCGGGAGTGTCTGCACCCTCCTTGAGTTGGATAGTAGCACCGAAGGCTTCAAAGGACTTGCCTCCGTACTTCATTGCCTCTTCCCTCGTTAACTCCTCAGTCTTCTCGATGAGTTCGGCTAAAGCCTTCGTAAGGGCCTTAGCTTTGATGTGCAGTTCGAGAGGGTCAGCCTCGCCATTCTCTACAAGGGAAATCATTTTGTTTGCGTACTCGGAGATGTCAGCCTTGCCGACATTACTCCTTGGGATTTCGATTAAGTTCACTTTGTTTCGTTTAAAAGGTTTGCAATGTAATCAATTCTTTTTCCAATCCAATGCATCACGGGTACTGCCATAGAATTTCCGCAGGCTTTATATCGTGGTCCATCGGGGCATTTGTCTATCGGCTTATTACGATAAGGTATTCTTGTCCAAGAATCAGGAAATCCCTGAAGTCTTTCACATTCGGTAGGGGTCAATCTTCTGATAGCCATAGTGTTTTGAGCCTGCTGAATAGCATTAATTTCAGATACAGCTTCATCACTACAACCACCACGGCTGCCTTTACATTGTGTAATGGTAGGAGCAAGTATTTGAGGCTGCAATACCGCTCCATAGTGGTTTACATCACTTGCAGAGCTGCCGATGGTTTGGCTTGTCTTCTCGTTGACTGTCTGATTGTAGCAGTCTACTGCGAGGGGTTGTAATACCTTTAAATCACTATCTGCCTGAGTAATGGTTGGGCTTTTGGTCGGGTTTTCAGTAATGTACAGCCCTCCATTTGGTCTGTCTTTCCTTTTGCCATTTGTATCATTAAAACAAATTTGAATAGGCTGCGCTATCATCTGATCTTGCACAGCACCGATGGTAAATACACGCTCATCTTGACCAAGGTATCCTTTTCCAGCCTTCTTGCCCGGAGTTCCTCCTTGCTCGCCAGTCTCTACCTCTGAGCCTCCTCTTATCTTGAAGGCGTGAGCGACTGCGTGAGGTCCCTTAGCAACTAATGATGGCATTGTCTCCCCTTCCTCAATGTATGGCTCATACTGAGCGTTTACACCTTGGTTGAAGGCTGCTCTATCAATGATGGTAGGCTCGGTAACTATCGGTGCTTCATGAACGCAGCTAAGGGTAGGACAGCTATTGTTTGTGGTTATCTCAGCATTTGCCTGCCCATGCGCCATCGCTATCGTTCTGCCACTCTCTCCAATGCCATCCTGAGCTGGTCGGGGAGTTTCTTTCCCCTTTTTTCTGCTCTTCTCAAGATTCCATTGCAAGCTGTGGGACTCAAATAATACTGCTGCGGCAGGTCTCCAGTCTCCAAGGTATCCGACAACAAACACTCTTCTTCTTCGCTGTGCGACTCCAAAGTACTGAGCGTCAAGAATGCGGTAGGCGAACCCATACCCGAGTTCTGCCAACGCTGTGAGGAAGGTTGCAAAATCCCTTCCTCCGTTACTTGACAACACACCGGGGACATTTTCCCAAACAATCCATTGTGGCTTCTTTCTTTCAGCCAAGCTGAGGTAAGTGAGCATGAGGTTTCCTCTAGGGTCATCAAGTCCCTTTCTAAGTCCTGCGACCGAGAAGGATTGGCAGGGTGTTCCTCCAACGAGAACATCGATAGTTGAGTCATTAAATATTGGGTTTAAGTGAATTTGAGTCATGTCTCCCAAATTGGGAACATTCGGGAATCTATAATCTAATACAGCGGAGGGGAATGGCTCTATCTCCGAGAACCATTGTGCCTCCCAGCCAAGAGGATGCCACGCAACAGTAGCAGCCTCTATGCCGGAACAAACAGATCCATACCTCACTTTAAGAAGGCTTGAAGGTCTACGATAAGGAGATTGATGTCGGTAGCACCAAGATGCTCAATACGCTTGAGTTGGTCAAACTTGTACTTCATAGCTATGCGGACCAATCCACCAGCATCTTTGTTTTTACCTTGCTCCCAAAGTTCCTTAGCCATCTTAACCTGACCATCACTCGCTGGCTTCTGCTGCGGTGCTGGCAGTGGCTGTGCTGGAGGAGTAGTTCTGCCCGAAGCCATATTGGCATCGTCATCAAATGCCATCAAGGCCAAGCAGCTCTGCAAAGTGTACCTGCGGAAATAAGTTATCTCAGATCCGACAGCCTGGGGATTGTTGCTGCCAGTCAGCTTCATCTCGCTGCTAAGGCTCTCACCGCTTTCTACATGGTAGATGATGGAGATGACTTTCTCATCGGTGATAGGCTGCAATAATAGCAAGCCATGCTTCTCAAGGATAGGCTCGACCTGGTCTATGATAGAATTGATGTCGGCATAGTTCTTCTTAAAGAAAGGATTCTTTTGGTCTTTCTTGATTGAGCCGATTTCTTTTTTTGCCTCATATAAGGCTTTGATGATGTTCTTCATTTGTAGTTAGATTAATTTGTTTTTGTAAAGTTTGTCAATTAGTTTTCTTCTCTGCTTCTCAGCCTCTTCGCTGGCAGGGTCAACATCAGGGATAACTGTTGTCATCACCGCAGGCTTCCAGCCTTGCTGCTGGGCTAGGGTAGGCTTCCTAGACTGCCTCAGCCTCTTGTAGTCTATTTCGTACATCTTTGGTTTCTTTAGTTGAATAGTGTCGGTAAATCTTATTAATATACATCCTCAAGCTAAACCGCCATCTGCGGCTTAATGTCTTAGGATCCATAATCGTTTGGTTTCTCTCTGCTCTCTCTAAGATTGCAATCATCACCTTTAGGTCATACTTGCTTCTCTCTCTGTTCAGGTAGTCCCATATCTTGAAGATGGATACATCAAGCTCCTTAGCAATTTCGGATACATCACCATAGACGATGAACTGCTTCATCTCTTGGATGGCTTCGAACGGCAATGGCCAATTTTTAGTAATCAGCTTGCGTTCGTGTATGTCTCTCATTTTTGGCATCAGTATTAATTTAGTCGTGGGTCAAACATTTTCTCAGCATCGGTGTCCGCCTCATAGGCATTGTAGATGGCTTCCCAGTAGTCATGACCTTGGGGAGTCTTGTCCCAATAGAACGCCATCAGGAGAGCATCGCAGATGCCATCACAAGGGTGATCCAGCACATCGATTTCGGTGTTGATTATTGCCTTTTCTGCGACATCAGCCGGGAGTTGCAATAGGTAGTTTTTTACTGTCATTTTTAGGTTGTTAAAAGGTGAAAAGTAATGCGGGTGTAAAAATCAAAAACTAAGTTAATAAACATCAAGCGAAAAAGTGTGCGGAATGTAGATTTTATCAATAAAATCCTCAATCGTCATCACCTCAACCAAGGGCGGAATAAAGCACCAAGGGAGGACCTCCTCAGTAAGCTTGCCGATGTGGGTGTAGAGCTTCTTAGTGCGCTTGTCAATGTGATGCTTATAGGTGATGTCAAGCATCCACATCAACTCGGGGTTGTGGTATTTGAGATAGTCAATGGCTTCTTCGCACATCGGGACCATCCAAGATCCGGTTACTGTCATTTTCATTTGTTTAAAATGGTTTAAGTTATTTCCAAAGGTTGTCTTCATTCTCAATCCAATATTGGCTTTTCTTAGTTAGGGCATCAACTTCTTTATCGCTGAATGGGAGTGTATTGCCGCCAGGCTCAACCCCTATAACCTGCCATCCTTTTTTGTACATATAAGAGATGTAGTTGCTGAGATGGCGGTCATCAGTAAACTGCTTTTGCAGTTCTTTGTATCTGCCTTGCTGATCTTTAATAGTGATTGTCGCTGTCATTTGTAGTCAGATTCGTCATCAATGATGGATGATTTGAAGGCTATAAAGGCTGCTAACGCTATTAGGAAGCAGAGTCCAGCTACCTTCGTCACCAGCTCTAAATCGTCAGTAAACCAAATGCCGTGAATGCTCAGGGCAATCGTCAAGAGAAGTACTTTCATATCGTCAAGGGTTTAACAGTGTGAATCATACCGTCAAGACCATAGGAGCAGTCCCAGCCATTGGCGTTGAGTTCTGCTTTGATGCGCTTGCATTCCTGGTAAGGGTCTTCATCAAAGTCAAATGTATCTATGATGGCTTTGATTTCGTCAATCGTCAAGCGCTTGGGTAGGCTTGCTAACATCACCCTACCATCTGAGGCAGCGATCATGTCCTTTAGAGTTGGTTTGCTCATTGTCGTTTCGTTTAGTTGTTTGACTCTGCAATACTACAAAGGCTGATTCTAATTGCAAAACTTTTTTTAAAATATTTTTTTCGTCAGTCGTCAAGTGCTTGTCAATCATCAACTTATCGTCAATAATTTTTTTCGTCAAGGCATCGTCAGTCGTCAACAAATCGTCAATCGTCAATCGTCAATCGTCAACATATCGTCAGCCTGGCAAAAGATCCATTTGTTTTGTGCTGTGTTTAGGCTGTTCCCAGGCATTGGTGTTGGCTTGTGTTACTTATGTATGCGTGACGCATTGCGCAAAGTTCTACATTTTTTGGCATTTCAACTTTTTAAAAAGTTTTTTAAAAAAAGTTTTGCAGTTTGGGAAACGTCCGTATATTTGCACTCAACAAATAAACAAAACGACAAAATGATTCCAAATTTCAAAACTCTCAAAATAGGCGTTTATGTTAATACACAGCCTATAAACGTAAAGAATACACCAAAAACAACTAAAAAAAACGATATGAACGCACAAATCAAAAAAGAGTTTAAAGAGTGGATGAACGATGGAAACGTGGTTAAAATTAACGGAACGTTTCGCACTCAAGATGCACAATACAAAAACCGCATAGCGGATATGAAAGCCTTAATGGCATATTACATTAAAGAGTTTTGCATTTAATTTAACCTATAAAAAACCACAAAATGACTAACTACAGCCAAATTTTCAAAAAGCGCAGTTTACTATCTGATGGCAGCACCAATGCCAAAACAATTAAAAATAGCCTAAAAAGCTACATTTTGTATCTTTCGCCATACACCAAAAACAGCAAAGGGATAAACATTTGCCCTAATGCATCGAATGGCTGTATTTTGGCTTGCTTAGATACCTCGGGAATGGGCGTTTTTTCAAACGTTCAATTTGCAAGAATTCAAAAAACTGATTTTTACATTTACGAGCGCACAGCATTTATAAATAAACTTGTAAATGAGTTAATGCGATTAAATAAGAAAGCCGAAAAATTGGGCGAAAAATTTGCCATTCGTTTGAATGGGACATCTGATTTGGATTTCATTGCAATTATTAAAAATCGCAGTGGTATTGATGTGCTTGAATGTATGCCTAATTTGGTTTTTTACGACTATACAAAAACTTTAGGCAAAGTTCGAAAGTATGCTGGCACAAATTATGTTTTGACCTTTTCACGTTCAGAGAGCAACCACAGCGAGTGCATAGAGGCTTTGGCTTTGGGCGCAAATGTAGCAGCGGTGTTTAGTGGTGGTTTACCATCTAATTATTTAGGCGCTGTTGTAGTAGATGGGGACAAATCAGATATCGTTATGCTTTACAATCGTGGTGTAATTTTAGGATTAACCGCAAAAGGAAAAGCGAAAAAGGACGATAGTGGTTTTGTTGTTAACTCTAATTCTTTACACTATGCATAGTTATCATTTCGCTGTAGGTAATTTCTACCTACGTTCTATGAGATATCTAGAAACAAAAAAACCAGAGCATCTACAAAGCATATTAAGTGCCTCTATCTACTTAAAAACGCATAAAGGATGGGTATTTGATAGCGACTATATAAACTCTTTAAGCATAGAGCAATTAATATGCTTGACTAACAAGATAGCATAGCAAAACACCACTAATAAGAAAGGATGTAATTAAGTTTACATCCTTTTTTTTATGCCTAATTGTTAACGCCCTATTTTTAGCCGTTTTAAGGCGTTATTTCGGTTCGTTTGGTACATTGGTATGGGTTGATAGGTTAACGTGGCTTAGAAGGCTTTAAAATAGCCTTAGATGCGATGTTACAAGCTTTGGTGTTTATAGGCTTTTTATATGTGGTGTTTTGTAGTGGTGATTTGGTGTATTGATTTGGTGTATTGTGTAAGGGATTGATTAAGGGGATTTGGTATTCCGCCATCCGTCCACCTCATAAAAAAACACAGCGATTTCAGATAATATGAACGCCTGGTAATCGCATCTACCTTGTGTTATGCGAGGTCAGTCCTTATCCATTACGGCTATGACTTGTGTTGCAAGCACAAGGTACAACCCGCCCAGATTTGAGTGGTGGGGTGGGAGTTCCCCCATCTCCATAATACTCAATCTATCTAACACAAGACAAAACATACCATACTCTATTCTCTTCCCTCCGACAACTCTTGGGGAAAGCAAGCTGATGTCTCCATGGTCCTCCACATAAACGCTAATGGTGTTTAGCTGCGATGTAACGAACGAACTATGCTGGGTGGATAGATTGTATGCCTCCAGTTATTTTAAGCCTTTAGAGGGCAGATTCTTTCCTTACCCACCAACTTTTTGAAAAACACCTTTCCAACACAAGACTAACCAAACTATGCTGATTTCAGTCAAAAAAAGCAAAATCGGACAATATATATATTTACTAGTAATAGTATTAATAGTAATATCTTATTAATAGTAATAGTATTAATAGTAATATAACTATTATATATTCAATATAGAAGGTCGAAACTAACTTCCAAGCTTTTTCTTTCAAAGTTTTCCGCAGAAAGTAGGTCAGAATGGTTCTTTAGAGGCTAATTTTTGAATTGTTTAATAAGTTAGTTTTAGTGTAATTCAAATCTAATTCTAAAGGTTCGGTGTTTTCTACACGGATAAGCTATTGTGGTTTAATTTCTTATGAAGGTTTCTACACGATGAGAAGACAGTTGTAAGACAGTGTTTGGATTCTGTAAATTATCCACATTTGTATATATCAGGGGTAAGGTATATTTTTTTTTTAATGAACAAAGTTGACTTTTGCAGAAAGTTTGTATCTTGCGCCTACTAACTAAAACAACATGAGCGAAACACTTGAGAGGCACATTAGCGTGTCTATCCGTACTCCTGAAACTAAGTTTTCAGTTGAACTACCTGCTGGATCTACCGTGCAGGATATCATTAATCTTATCGGCTTCATAATCGATAAGGATGTTAAACCTTCTAGCCAGGCTACTGATGCAATTGTATTGCATAGGAAAGTGCCGAAGACAGATTTAATCGACTTATAAGCTTATGAAGGAATCTAAACTACGCCTACTGATAAAGGAACTCCTAGGCAAGCAGTACGAGCTTGTAGGACTTACCTTCGAGCAAGCCACGGAGATGCCATTCGAGAAGTTTCTTGAATACAAGATAACTATGGACCAAAGCCAAGAATGGAGCAAGTGGGCTATAAAGTACGCAGCAAAGAAAATGGGCTGGACTATGGCTATGGCTAGAAAAGAGATATTGTGGCTTGACCTCCATAGAGGCCTTAGCGTTAAGCTAACAAGTGACGAGTACGAACTTAAAGACTTAAAACCATATTTTGATGAAGAACGGTAAACAAGAGGGCGCAGATAAGAAGAAGCCCGAAAAGCACGACCTAAACAAGAACCCCGATAAATACCGAGTAAGGATATTCGACCCTAGCCACTACGAGCGAGTGCTTCAGGTATTCCCTAACGGCAGCACCGGCTGGGTGGAAAGGAGAAAGTCATGACCGATAAGATGGTTGAGCAGGTAGTCGCTAAGTTCCGCAGACGATCCGAGGTAGGTATTAACAAGTACGGCACTACCCTTTGCAGGAACAATGCAGAAATCAATGACCGCCTTACCCACTTAGAAGAAGAGCTGATGGATGCCACCCTTTACATTCAGTGGATCAAGCAGAAGCTAGAATACACGGATGAACAACCCACGGATATTTTCTAACTTTGCTCTAACAGTACCTCGCAGCCTCTCAACGATGCTTACTGGCGTGGTCTTTTACAACCTTTGGGATCGTGAGTACACGGTCGATAGACCCCAGCAGAAGTGTTGGGGTTTCTTTTTGTCCAGCTTATCACAAGCCAGGTTATATCCTTAGTAACTATAATATACTTTAAGGCTAACCCCTTAAAACAAAGCCCCGGATTTCTCAACCCAGGGCAGCTAAACAAAATAAAGAAACAACAGTACTTTTAGCAAAACAAAAAGTAGCAGCACAAATGTACCCATAAACAAATCGAAAAACAAGTATATTTGTATATCGTTTTTAGTTAGTTTCCTTTGTGTAAGAGCTGCCTTATGGTGGCTCTTTTGCATAATTCAATATTAGGAACTAAATTTGCTTCATGCCCGAAGAAAAGCCAAGCAAAAACAAGCACGACCACCGAGCAAACCTCATCCCTATCTCAGGTCCCGATGACCCAAGGATAGTAGCTGTCAAAAAGTTAAGGGAAGCTAAGAAGAAGGACTTAAAGAATATGCTTGAGATAGAACTCAACAAAAGCATAAATGGAGTCACTCGCATGGAAGGACTGATTGCAAGATTAGTCTCTGAGGGTATCCGTGGCAATATGAGAGCCATAGAGCTTGTTCTTGCCTACATCTATGGTAAGCCACAGAATGCAGTGCAGGAGAACAACGACAAGCCATTCGTGCTTGAACTAACTGACGGAAATGACTCGGTAACAGTATCAGGTGATTCGATGCCGCAGGTGGTTGACATTGATGACTCCGAAGAGATAGAAGAAGACTTACGAGAAGAAGATGAAATTAACTAAAAGACAAACGGAGGCCTATCGGCTTGCGCTGTCCGGAGAGAAGCAGTTCATCTTGTTTGGCGGAGCTATCCGGGGTGGAAAAACTTACTGGCTTCTTCTAACCTTCATATCCCTATGCTCCAAGTTTCCGAAGAGCAGATGGGTGATTGTTCGTGCGAATATGCCTACGCTCGAAAGAACTACCTTAGTAACTTTTAACTCCATTCTAAATGAAGGATTGGCTAAGTATATTTCCTCTTGGGACAAAAAGGCGCAGACGGTCACTTTCACTAATGGCAGCGAGATTATCTTCATGGGCGAAAACTACGAAACGGATAAGGACTTGGACCGCTTCAAGGGACTCGAAATAAATGGAGGAGGCATTGACGAGATTAACGAGTGCCAAGAGCAGACGCTGTACAAAATGCTCGAACGTGCTGGATCATGGAACAACTCTGTTGGCAGACCGCCTATCGTAGTACTTGCCACTTGTAACCCTGCTAACAACTGGGTAAAGGAAGAAGTCTACGACAGATGGCAGAAGAAGTCATTGCCCGAAACTTGGGCGTACATTCCTTCCAAGATTACAGACAACCCTTACATCCCTGCCGACTACCTTCAGTCTCTAAAGGCGAATATGCCCGAATACGAATACCTACGATTCGTGGAGGGAGACTGGGAGATTCAAGAGAAGCCCGACAATCCGTTTTTCATGGCGTATGACGCACTAACTCACGAAAGTCAGTCCATACACTTCAACCCGAATATTCCGTTGCTTATATCGCTTGATTTTAACTTGCAGCCTTTTGCTGGTATCGTAGCGCAGAAGTGGAAAGATGACCAAGGAGAACATTTCCACATAGTAGATGAGTTTAACGTAGTGGATGGAAGCATCCCGAAGATGATAGATGTGATTAAGGAAAGGTATGAGCCATATCTTCCTATGTGCCTTATTACTGGTGATGCCATGGGCAAAAGGGGAGACCTCTCTCAGAGGGACAATGCCAACTACTACGAGCAGCTTGCAAGAGGGCTTAACCTTAGCACTAAGCAGATACGGATACAGCCTAACCCTAAGCACGAAAACAGCAGGGCGCAATGTAACTATGTCCTTAGAAACCACCCCGACTTCAAGGTGAATCCTAAGAAATGCCCGAATATGTCAAGGGACTTTAAGCAACTTAGATGCGATGCTGCTGGCAACATTATAAAACGTAACCGACAGATTATCAGCCAGTTAGCGGATCACGGTGACTCTTGCAGATATATGATTAATACCTTTTTGAACGATTGGTATTTGATTCATTTGAAAAGAAGTGGATATAAAACTTTACCTTTACCTCATTAATAAAATAGTAAAGCTATGAGCTGCCTTGAATGCACCGATTGTCTTGATTTGGGAACTTACGATATCTGCTGCGAAGAAGTGTTTATCGGGAGGATGCCTGATGCAGAAACCGAGTATTTATTACTGATTAAAGACTTGTCTCTTAATTCGATTATTAGGCAGGTGTATGAGTCTTCTGCTCAAGGAGATGTTTACCTCATTCCTGACCAAACTAAATTTGCTGTAAATAGAACATATGAAGTCAGAATTTACCCTGCTGATGCTTGCAATTTTGATGATCCCCTTGATATTGATACGGATATCTCTGAGGATCTTGAAAGCTGTGTTTCGTTGGATTTTTTCTATTCCGAATGATAGAGAGAGCGATAATAGTTAGTCTACTCATAGTAGCTACTCATATCTCCTTTGAACCTGATATGATATTCGAGAAGATTGGACGCTTTTTGTCCAAAGCTTTCCCCGAAGGTAATCCCCTTAACAAACCCACACACGCTTGTGTCGCTTGCATGGCTTCTATTTGGGGCGTTATTTACTACGCTGCCACATCTTTTGCACCAGGCTTTGATTTTAACGCTTTAGAGATGATATTTGTATGCGCCATGTGCGTACCGCTTAATTTCATCTTTATAAAACTAGCTTAATGATAAAATTTGTTTATCGGCTTTTCAAGAAAGAGCTGACCCAAATGGTTTGGGACGAGACCTACAAGCCTGACCGAATGCGAGGCTTAAAGTTTGCCATGGTCTGCGAGGGGCATAAGTTTTTTGTTTACAACAACTTATTCGATGTCCCTATCGAACGAATGGGCAGAGTGCAAGATTATATCATCCAGCTTAACCGAGTAGTTAGCAATGATGAGCTAGCAAACTTTATTCAGAACATGGAGCAGGCTTTATTCAATGCTACCAGCGGAGATAAGGTAAAGGACTTGGCTAAGATTGGTTTCCTTATAGGAGAACTTAAAAGCAGAAAAGAGATGCTCTTGCATCCTGAGATTATGATGGAGTTAGCCGGTGCGCTATACATCCGTGAAGACCAAGACCCAGCTGAGTGGAACGATGAATTCGAACACAAGAAAGTGGATATGTTCCGCAAGAACTACACGAGTGGCCAGCTTTACGATTTTTTCGTTACAGGCGGATTGAGTCAATTCTTTCCCAACTTCGAGTCTTTAGAGAAAGACTGGATGGTATTATGGGAGCAATCCCAAATCCGCCTACAAGCAATTCAGGACCTGATGAAGTCCTCACAATAGGAGCAGAACTCTACATGAGTGATGTTAACTGGAGGGAGCTATTCATAAGCATGGCTCAAGGGGACATTATTGCCTATAACGAGTATATGAAATCTCCATTGGAGAAAGCCTTAACTTTGTTTTCGTACAACCGAAAAAAGAAGACCAAAGATGGCTAATGTTACTATTCAGTACACCGCAGATATTCAACAGCTAAATGCAAAGCTTGACTTAATAATTCAAAAGCAAGACCAGCTGGCTTCTTCTGCGAAAAAGGCTTCGGATGATATGGTTAGCTCTAACAAAAAGGCTGCCGAAAGCCTTGATCCGTTGGCTAATCAGCTCAACAAGATAGGTGGGATGATAGTTGCGGCATTTAGTATTGATAAAATAATTGAATTCAGCAAATCTGTAATTGATACCGAGAGAAAGTTAGAACTTCTTCAAAACAGATTAAACTTTGTTGCTGGATCTACCGCAGATGGCGAGAAGCTATTTAAGAGACTCGTTTCGACAAGTAAAAACCTTGGAATAAACATTGAAGTATTAGCTGAAGGCATGGCTGCTTTTGGTATATCTGCTACACAAGCTGGATTTAGCGCAGCTAAGGCAGAACAAATATTTTTAAAGATGTCAGCAGGTCTTCGTGCTGCTGGTGCTACCTCCCTTCAGTCGCAGAGAGCATTTTTTGCTTTGCAACAGATGATTGACAAGGGAGTTGTTTCTGCGGAGGAATTAAGGAGACAGCTTGCTGAAGCATTGCCAGGTGCTACATCATTGATGGTAAAGGCATATAATAACCTTAACCCAAAGCAGCAAGTGACGATGGATCAGTTTATAAAGCTTCAAGAAGCTGGTAAAATACTTTCTCGTGAAATACTTCCTGAGTTTGCAAATGTAATTGAGAAAGAATTTGCGCCTGCCCTTGCTGGTAAAAAAGAATCCCTTGATGCGGCTCTCGATAGAGTAAATACTCAATTTACTTTGTTGAAATCAAACCTTGCCAATTCAGCATTCATAAAAACTGTTGCCTCTACAATATCTACCGAATTAGAACGGGTTAATTCGATTTTGAACAGCAACTTTACCGCAATGGAAAAGGCTGGAATGGTTCTTAATCTATTTACATCTAGCAGAAGCGCGTCTGTCATTGTTGCCAATGAATTCATAAAGACTGAAGAACAAATTGTTAAAGTTCAGGAAGAGATAAATAAAGAAGGAATAGCTAATGCGAAAAGGATAAGCCTTCTTAAAGGAGAGGAAAAGAAGCAGGCACTCGATGAGCTTTCTAGGCAAAAACTAATCCTTGAGGGGATGGTTAAGGCTGGTACGGCTACCAAAGAGCAGATACGGTCTTTTGAAAGAATAAAAGCTACGCAACAAGAGCTTTTTGATTTAGAAGTGCAAAGCGCAGCAAATAGCAAAACCTCTGAGGAAGAACGTAAAAAGGCAAGAGAACAAAGATTAAAAGACGAAGTTGCTCTTGCTAAAATACGAGTAGAACAATCTGAAAAAGGAAGCATTGAGGAAAACAACGCTCGTGCAAACCTTGCCCAAAAACAAGGTGACCTCGATGTTTTTATGGCTAAGAGTTCTGCCGAAATGCAGCTTGCAAGGGTTGTTGCTGAGAAAAAGGCAAACGAGGAGATAGAAATAGCTCGTGCAAAAACTGCCGATGCTCTGTCTCAAGAGGTATTAGAGGGGGAGGAAACTCCTGACCCTAGCAAAGACCCTAACTTAAAAGCAATAGACAAACTTCTTGAAACATATAGAAAGAATGAAGATAAGATTTCTGAGGGAATTGCTGCTCCATTCATGAGTGCAATGGATAAAGAGCTTGTTGCAGCAGCGTCTCATTATATTGATTTGATTAAGCTTACTGATGAAAATTCCGATGAAAGAAAAGCGCTTGAAGAAGCCTTACAAAAGGAGCTTGACAATATAAGGCAGAGGTATGCCGACAAAGAGGCCAAGAGTCTTGAGCAAAAAATAAAAAAATATGCTAGTGCTGCAATCGAAATAATAGGGCAGGCAAACTCTTTAATTACCGGATATGCCGATGCAGAAAGGAAAATGAGAGAAAACGCTATGACAGCAGAGCTTCAATCATTATCAGCAAGGTTTGAGGCAGGCGTAATGGGAGAGGAAGAGTATCAGAAAAGAGTAAACGAAATAAAAAAACAGCAATTTATAATAGATCAAGAGGCTGCAATTTCTAAAATAAAAATGGATACCGCAGTAGCTATAATAAACTTATTTGCTCAACTGCCATTTCCTGCTGCTGCTCTTTTAGTAGCTCCAGTCGCAGGATTAGGGCTTGCTCAAATAGACGCAGTAAAATCAACTCCAATGCCTACGTTCCACGATGGAGGTATAGATATTGGAGGGGATGGAAGGATGACTTCAGGCCCATTAAAATCAGATGAATTCATAGCGAAACTACAAAAGGGGGAGTCTGTTATGACGGCTAATGAAACAGCAAAATACAAGGATGTTTTGTCTGCCATTAGAGAAGATAGATTACCTGGACTGATTGCTGAAAAATACATTATTCCAGCATACAGAGACTCTATGAATGATGTAAAAAGAAAAAATACATCTCAGTCTACTATGGAGCTTGCCTTTCAAACAGCAGAACTTGTTAGCGCAATAAAAAACAACAAGAGAATCAAGATAGATAACGTAAAGGAGCTTTCAAAAGCAATGAATAAAAACAGTACGATAGAGCAAGTGATCAGAAGGAGGAGTTGGTAATGGGGTTTACTTTTTTATTAAATACACAACCCGTAGAAGAGCCGATGGGCTGGAGAGAGGCTGACTTAAAGATTATAAGAGATGCTGCTCTGCCAGGCTTATTTACCGAGGTTATAGCGGATTTAGAATTTTACGGAGAGGGATATCTTTTACTAAAGTCACTATACGATTCGTCTAACGGCTGCGTAGAGGTTTCGGTGGAAATATCTAGCGATTGTGGATTTTCGTTTAATGGAATAATATATCTCTCGAATGTAGAGTTTGATTTAAAAAGGTGTATAGCATCTTGCTCGGTAGAAGACAATACCGCAGGTAGCATTATATCAAGGTTAAAAAGCGTTGATGTCCAAATTAATGGAGGTCTATCGTTAGATGGTTCTGCAATTGCAAATATTGGGGAAACGCTAGCCGCAGGTGGCACTGTCGGCAATAAAACATGGTTTAAAGCCGGTGATTTGCTTCAGTATTGCTTAGACTATTTTTCTAATTCTTCTATACAAATAGTTAGCGACTTTCTGTTTACAGATGAATATAGACCTAGAAGACTTCAGGTAACCGTTACTGCCCTAGGGCCAAGCGGATTATTTAGGCCGACTTGGGCAGACATATATGGGCAAACTCAAGGGCCTATAACTGCAGCAATCGCTGGAGGTCTGACTTCTATTCAGCTTGCTACAAGAATGTCTCAAATATTAAACGGACAATCTCAGTTATTTGGAGGTGGAGCAAATGAGGCAAATGGTATATGGCCAATATACGCAAACAATAATGGGACTAACACAATAGAGATATTGTTTTTTGGGAATCAAACCATAAGCTTTGGCGCTACCTTTCCTTGGGGGGCATTATCTGTTTCCGAAGTCGAGTCCGCAAGCTATGGGGCGGCTAATGTTTACCTTACAACTGGCTCTATAATTAAAGATGAAATAGAGGCGTTTTTCGTTTCTTTCGAAAATATCTTTAATGGAATAGCTGGGTGGTATAACCTATCGGTAGAGCCTTATTTTTCTGCTGGTCAAAATTATTTAAGGATAGAGCAAGAGCCTTACTTTTTCCAACAATCTCAAATAGCAGAAGTTAATAACTACGAGTCTATAACTCAGCAAAAGCAAGATATTTATAACTTTAGCTCATTAAATTACGGACGAACATCGACTGATGAAAACGCATTTTTGCACCAAGAAATAAGTTATGTGGGTCAATCATGTAGCACAAAACAGATTGATATAAATTCACAAATTCAAGTGCCTACATCCGACTTCCCAACTAACCCTTCTTCATACGGATCTAAAGATATAATTATAGCAGAAAAATGGAATCCCACCATAGGAGTTGATGCAGTAAGGAGTTATCTTGTTAGTTATTTTGATGGAACATCCATTCAGTCAGGAGAGTATTGGGCCGCATCCATATCACATCCCTTTGTAGCTAAAAACTATTCCAACAGAGCGCCTGACGGACTTACTCTTCAGGGAATAAATGTCCCCAATTTAAATAATCCCAAATTAAAAAGCGTTGTCGTTTTCAATGCTGGGATAAATTTATCGCAATTATCTAGCATTAGAGCAAATTTAAAGGGATACATTCTTTTTGACGGAACAAAAGGTTGGATAAAAGAAATTTCTACTAATTTAACTACTGGGTTAACTTCTTTTCAATTAATTACAGAATGAGTATATACAATATAGTCCCTAACCAGCCTCTCGGTTGGAGCGAAACGATTCCAACTGACGAATGCGGATGCGAAAAGCACGAGTACTGCGCTCCCCTTCTGTTCGAGTTCACCAATGCTGTATATGAAGCATACACGGCTCGTGCTATTGCCGATGGTGCTTTGCCTAGCGATAGGTCAGCAGCTTGTATGGAAGAGGTTATGGATACGTTCTACGAGATTTCTAGGTCAGTAAGGTATGTGTCAGACCCTATAAGTATATTGTATCAAGGAGACCCATCTGAAGAGGAAACTTGTAGTAATATGCCGTACATACTTGACGCAGTCCCAAGCATAGAAGGAGGCTCAACTACGGTGATAGGCAGCGAAGACCCAGGTTACATAGAAGGGCAACTTAGTTTTCTTACCGAAGTTGGAGAAGAGGAGGCAACCCCACAATTTATTCAAGTAATTTTCGAGTCTCCATTTACGGGTGGCTGCAAAAATACAGTATGCTTTTCAGTAGAGCCTGATGACAGAGTAGTTGATTATCCTTGGCAAATAATAGTCGGTAATTCAAATGGCACTTTTGAAATAAACTCTAATCCATTAAATGCTGCTGCTCCGTTTAGCATTTGTTTTGAAATGGACTTATACGACCCGGTAATTGGGATTATAGAAATATCAATGCCATTAGGAAGTGGAGATGAAGTATTTCAAGGCATATTCAGAATAGCTTCTGCAACCGAGAACTGCAACTTTGCTCCGTTAGGACTTGTGGAGTCGACTACTGGAGATGTTATTGGTGAAATTTACGAGCAAACAACTGGCACTATCGTAGATGGCGATGAGGTTTCTTTTTTTACAGAGGCCACGATTGGCGTTGCTTCAATAGAAGAGATAAAGAACAAATGCTTTTATATTAAGATTGCTTCCGAATGTTGTTGCGATGATGTGTTTTACAGCAAATGTATAAAGCCATTATCTGACGCTTGCCATACTGTTGGAATAAGCTTTTGGCAAGGGGTTACGGCTACTGTGCCTGCTTACGGATTCGGTTTCTACTACCCTGCTGCATCCCCAGGCAATGAGTTCAAGCAATTCATGCGTGTATGGGGAGAGATTCGCAATCCGCAGTATGACGGAGAGATGGAAATGTACCAAGACAGCTTTGGCAGAAGGCAAGTAGTGTATGCTGAGAGCAGAGAGTTTAAGAGCTTCATTATAAACTACTCTCCTGAGTATGTTCACAATGCTTTAAGGCTAGCTTGCAGACATGATAACTTTGAGTTGACAGATGTCAGCTACAATATCATTGCTCAGAACTCTTTCACTCGCTCTGAGGCATATTCTCCATCTTGGATACGGATAAGCAGGCTTGCACCGGTAACCTTAGAGGTAGAGAAGAAGACTCAGAACCTTGTTGGAGGAAGCTCAAAAACATTCTGTTCTTAATTGTATATTTGTCCTGTCGTGCGTTGTGGCCTTGACTTGCCATCCAAATGTCAAACAAAACATTCCCAAATCTTAAAACATGGCATATTTTGAATATGGCTGCGGTACTTTGCCGAATCACCAGCTTTTAGCTTGTGGTGTTTATGATCGTGGGGGTATTTCGGCAATTGGTATTTTGGAAGCAGACCACACAATTGTTGATTACTCTAACGCTTCACAATACACTGCAAACATTGCTGCTGGTAACCTGAAGGTTATCAAAAACATTCGTGGAACAGTACCTGATGCCTCTCCCGTAGAAGGAGATAATCCAGTTGGCTGCGGTCCTGATACAATCCTTAACGGATTTAACTTCACCGCTACTTGGCAGGATGCTAACACTAACAGCGCAAACGTAAGCTTTTACTCTCAGCTTAACACACGCACAACCGAATTGGTATTATTCCTTTGCGGAAGTGACGAGGTGTTGGTTGTGAACAACAAAGTGAACTTTGTATGTAACCCAGTGATGGTCCCTGCAAACAACAAAGAACTTCAGATGTTTAACTGTACAGCTCGTGCCTCTATTGGCCCGAACGAGTTGCCACAGAAATACACTGCACCTGCTGGTATCTTTGACCTCCCGTAATTGTCGCTGCTGACAACTACTTAGACCCTACCTATATGGTGGGGTTTTTTATTTTTGGTTGATTAGCAATTAATTGCCTAAATTTGGGCATGACTACGGGAATTATAATGATGGCTTTCGGTAAGCCATCCTACTATCAAATGGCATATAACCTTGCCTTGTCCATCCGTTGCTTCGATAGGGACATTCCAATTCAACTTGTACACGATGGAAATTGGGGTATCGTAGATGACGATAAGTGGGTGTTTAACGACTTTACCCAAGTAGAGAAAGATGACTTGTACGTTGATGGCAAGTTCTCTCCCGGTAAGGCAAAGACTCGCATAGACAAATACCTAATCTATGACAACAACATTTACTTAGATGTAGATGCGGTTTGTTTGAAGCCTATCGCCCCTTTGCTAGACCACCTAAAGACTCTTAATGGCTACTTCTACTCGCAGACTGCTGCGTGGATGACTGAAGGCGGAAAGACTCCGAAGGGCAACCTAAAGAGAGATGGGAATAGCTTCCCTGAGATGCAGTGGGCAACCTTAGAGACTATTTGGGAGATTCATAAGCTTAAAGAAGATGCCGAGGTTACTGCTATTAACAGCTCGTTCATGTATCTTAAAAAAGGAGCGAAGCTTACCAAGTTCTACGAAAAGGTAAGGGATAATATCGATAACGGCATTCCTATTGATAGGCTTGCTATGCCATGGGGAGGCACTTACCCTGATGAGCTTGCTTACAACATAGCTTGCGCTCAGTTTGAGTTAGATCCGTTTGCAGGCGTTAACCCTATCATGTTTCAGTACTTAGAGCCTCTAAGAGACATTGCTGGCATGAACGAAAAGTATTACTTCTTAGGACTTTACGGAGGCATAGGCTTCACGCATATCTCTGCGTGGGAGTACTCCGATAGGCTCATCCGCAAATACCATTCTGAATTAGGATTGCTACACAAATACAAGTGGCATTACTTAGCAAAAGACAAACACGCTGCAAAGCAAAAAGTACTTGTTGCACGATGAAAGTAAGCATTATAACCACCTGCAAAGGAAGACTCCACCACTTGAAGGAGGCTCTTCCCACATGGCTTGAGCAGATTGGCAAGACTACCTACGAGATTATCGTAGTAGATTATGCTGACCCTGACAATAGCTACGACTATGTTGCCTCTTTGAACAACCCGAAGGTTAAGGCTGTAAAGGCTACCGATTGCGGAGATTACTTTAACCTTAGCAGGGCAAGAAACATTGGGGCATTAGAAGCCCGTGGAGACATCCTTTTCTTCTTAGATGCAGATGCACTCCTTGAGCCAAAGTTCTTACACTACCATGTCTCTAAAGTGCTTGTAGATGGAAGTTACGTTACTGGCTGGGACTATGGAGATGGCACTGGCTGTTGTTTTGTTTGGAAGAGAGACTTCCTTGCTGTCAGAGGCTACAACGAAGTGGTAGATGGCTGGGGATGGGATGACATTGACTTCTACTACCGCTTAGACCAAAAGTTCAGCATTGATAGGCGCAAGTTCGCCTTTGGGCTTACTACAATTAAGCATGGTGATGAAGAACGAATTGAATTTTATAGAGGCAAAGACCTTGCTGCTAGCAACCGAGAGAATCAAGCAAAAGCAAAGCGCAGATTTGTTAGCTCGATTGCATGATTAAACTACCCATAATTTTGGAAAAGCCTACAAAAATAAGAGTCATAACAAATTGGTGCGATAGCTTTGCTATTCATGATAGGATTATTGACCAATATGTAAGCACCAAGCAGTTTAAGGACAACCTACACTTTGTTAACGATGACTCTTACGAGTGGCTTGTGATATTCAATGACAAGAAGGACTTCGATATAAAGGTCCCCAAGAGCAATGTGATAGGGTTTATACAAGAGCCACCTGATCATAACTTCTTTGACAGAAACATTGGCAGCTACTGCGATGTTGTTTACACTTGCACAGAGCCTGAGGCTTACGGCATAGAAGGCAACTTAGTAGGCTTCCCTGCTGGGATGTTCTACCACATGGACGGAGATGTCGAAGAGTACCTCCAGCCTATCGAAAAGACCAAAACGCTTTCTATGATTACTTCGGGTATCCGTGGAGGCTTCTACGAGCATAGGCACAATATAGCCAGGATGCTTGCAGGCACTAACACTTGCGATGTCTTTGGTAGAGGTCTTAATTACAGAGGCGTAAAGGGTGAGTTAGGCAATAAGTCTTACGGCTTGCTGCCTTATAAGTTCTCTATCTGTATGGAGAATGGCATTTGGGATGACTACATATCAGACAAGATTATAGATGCTGTGATGTGTTCTTGCATTCCTATTTACGTTGGAGCAAGGAATATAAAGAAGCATATGCCTTTTGCGATAGAGCTGAAGTCTTACGAGTCTCCGAGACACGCTCTAAACGAAATAAACGAAATCATATCGAGTGTAGACTACGATAAGCAAGTCTTAGAGGTAAATAAATTCAAGCAAAAGTTCTTAAAAAAATACAGCATCTATGAAAGAATCAAAGCTAGTGTACAACAAGCCAGTTGTAAGTGAGGGCTTCCTTATTTGTGAGTGCGCCCATAATCGCCCTGAAGAGGGTGTGCAGATAGACTACCATGCTTTGGGTATATCTCCTCCTATGGAGTCTACCAATTACAACTGGAAACCAGCTCTATTTGCTATTGATGTTATTGATTTTGCCATTACAATGCACGATTGTGCCGATGGAACACCTACCTTTATGATTAGAGTGCAGGATATGTCTTTTATTATAAAGGGCAAGGTAGAAGACTTTAAAGACTTGATTATATGAAAGAGATACATTCGATTATCCGAAAGCTTTTAAAGGGCGTAGAATCCCCTATAATTGTAGAGATAGGCGCACATAAGGGAGAAGACACGATAGTGCTTGCAGA